TCTTCCGCCGAATGCCGCTTCTTCGCCATGACCGCATCCTCCTGTGGCCTACCCCGAGACTATCACTCGGGGTGGACCGGGTTTGAGGGGAAAGGTCAGTCTTCGTACTCATGCGAATCTCCCAACTACGGGTGCGGAATCCCGCCGCACGCTGCGGCCGGGAATCGGGGCCGGCGCGGTTCCCCGCGCCGCCTCGCGGTCAGCAACCGGCGACGCGCTCCATCTCGTTGAGCACGTCATGGACCATCGAGTTGGTGGCGGCGGCGCGGCCGCGCCGGTCGGTCCCGTAGACCACCTTGGCGACCTCGACCGCCTTGGCATAACGGGCGTCGCGGTCCTCGTCGCGCGCGATGTGGGCGATGCAGATGTCCTGCCTGCCCGCGTGGCGCGTGCTCTGCTCGATCGTCACTTCCGCGCCGCGCTCGGTGCGGCTGATCTTGACGTCCTTCTCGTGGCCTTCGATCACGACCGTCTTGATGTTCATGGGCGTGCTCCTTCGTGGGGGTGCGTTGGTAAGGGGCGGCTACTCGGCCAGGAAGCGCTCGACGTCCTCGCGGTCCATGCCGCTGAGGAAGGCGACGGTGTCCATCAGGTCGCTGCGGACCTTTCCGAGGTTGCCGGTGATGCCCCAGTTGGTCGGGTCGGCCTTGGCCCGCTCGTCGTGCTGGTCCAGTTCCATCTGCAGCACGTCGAGCAAGCGGGCGATGTCGTTCCGTCGCGCGGCGTACATCTCGGCGGCGGTGGGCTGCGTGGGGGCGGGCTTGGCGGTCTTGTTTGTGTGCTTCTTCATACTGGTACCTCTCGTCGTGTGGGGGGCTTGCGGTGCGTGATGTCTGCGGTAAACAACGAAGCCCGCATTTCGCGGGCTTCAGGCCGTCGGGCGGGTTGTGCGGTTGGGCGGGGGCGTCTTGGGCCGGCCCACCGCGTCGAGGTAGTCCACCAGGTCGCTGGCGAACCAGGTATCGCCGTCGACCGCGTCGTGCTCGTCGGGCCCGCGGCGGCCGTCGGGGTCGATCTCGAAGAGGCGGAACCCGCCCGCACTGGCGGCATCGACCGACCAGGTCCGGCCGTCGGGCGTGCGGACTTCGAGGCAGGCGACCGCGAACCCGCGGCGTCTCAGGGCGATTGCGATCTCGATCATGTTCCTTGTCGTCGCGTTCATCGTCGTGGTCTCCGTCGCGGGGCTTGTGGTTGGTCGCCCCGCGTTGTGACACATGAAGCCATGACATCCGCGAAGAGGCAAGGCGAATCGGAACGGTTTCGCCGTCATTCCGCGACATGTGGGCAACTCGACGGGACATGTGGGCAAGGTCGGGCGGGAGGTCCGCGATGACTCCCGAACACGCGCCTAGTCCCGACCCCCCCGTCCCCCACGCCGCCGGGCAGGGAAAGTCCCGGCTGAACCCCGCAGCGCTCCCCATCGCGGACGCGGCCCGCGTGCTCACGCGCCTGGGTGGCAAGGCCGTCACCGAGGTGATGCTGCGCGCCGACATCGACGCGGGCGCGCCGGTGAATGCGGACGGCACGCTCAACCTCGTGCACTACGCCGCGTGGCTCGTGAAGGAGATGACCGGCTCTGGAGGTGGCGGTGGCGATTGACCCGCGCAAACTCAAGCCCGGCGAGCTCGCGCGGCTGCTCAACAGCACGCCGCTGGGCGAGGTTGTCAGCGAGCGGCAGCTCCACCGGCACCGCACGCGCGCGGGGTTCCGCGTCGCGGCGGATGGGGATGCGGGGAAGGTGGACCTGTTCCGGTACGTCGCGTGGCTGGTGACGAGGCGGCACGAGGCGATTGCCGAGGCGGCCCGCCAGCCGGAGGGGCTGACCGGCTACGAGGCGATGAAAGAGCGGGCGCGGCTGCGCAACGCAGTGCTCTCGCTCTCGGGTCGCGACATCGGTGACCTGTCATCCGTGGCCGACCCGGCGCGGCGCGAGCGAGCAGCCCGGGACTTCCGATTCTTCTGCGAGACATACTTCCTCCAGACCTTCCACCTCAAGTGGTCGGACGACCACCTCAAGGTCATCGCCAAGATCGAGCAGGCGGTGCTCGATGGCGGCCTGTTTGCGATGGCCATGCCCCGAGGCAGCGGTAAGACGTCGCTCTGCGAGGTGGCGTGCCTCTGGGCCATGCTCTATGGCCACCGCGACTTCGTAGCGCTCATAGGCTCCGACGAGGAGCACGCCGCCGGGATGCTCGAGTCCATGAAGGCGGAGCTTGAGAACAGCGACCTCCTCGCCGGCGACTTCCCGGAGGTCTGCCACCCAATCCGCTCGCTCGAGGGCATCCACCAGCGGGCCTCGGGCCAGCTCTACCAGGGCAAGCAGACGCACATCGGATGGACCGCGCGGGAGATCGTCCTGCCGACGATCTCCGGCTCGCCGGCCGCCGGCGCCATCATCCGTGTCGCCGGGATCACCGGCCGCATCCGCGGCATGAAGCACAAGCGGGCCGACGGCACTTCGGCGCGGCCGTCCCTCGTGCTCATCGACGATCCCCAGACCGACGAGAGCGCCCGGTCGCCCTCGCAGTGCGCCAACCGCGAACGCATCCTCGCCGGCGCGATCCTTGGCCTCGCGGGCCCGGGGAAGAAGATCGCCGGGCTCATGACGCTGACGGTCGTCCGCCCCGACGATCTGGCCGACCGCATCCTCGACCGCGACAAGCACCCGCAGTGGCAGGGCGAGCGGACCAAGATGGTTTACTCGTTCCCCGAGCGCGATGCGCTCTGGCAGAAATACGCGGAGCTGCGGGCGGATGGATTGCGGAACGAGCGGGGCATCAAAGCCGCCACGGAGTTCTACGGACAGCACCGGGCCGCGATGGATGAGGGTTCGGTGATCGCCTGGCCCGAACGGTTCAACCACGACGAGCTGTCGGCGGTCCAGCACGCGATGAACCTGAAGCTGCAGGACGAGGCCGCGTTCTTCGCGGAGTACCAGAACGAACCGCTCCCGGAGGTCCAGGCCGCCGACGACCTGCTGAGCGCGGATCAGATCGCGGCGAAGGTCAATGGCCAAGCCCGCGCTGAAGTTCCCATCGGCTGCACGCGGCTGACGATGTTCGTGGATGTGCAGGGCAAAGCGCTGTTCTACCTCATCGCCGCGTGGGAGGACGACTTCACGGGGTACGTGATCGACTACGGCACCGAGCCGGACCAGAGGGCCGGGGGGGCGGGCGGGTACTTCACACTCCGCGACCTGCGCCGGACGCTGGCGACCGCGGCTCCTCGTGCCGGTGTTGAGGGCGCGATCTATGCCGGGCTGGAGCGTCTGGTTGCGTCGCACCTAGCCCGGGAGTGGCGGCGTGACGACGGTGCGATGGTGCGGATCGACCGCTGCTTGATTGACGCCAACTGGGGGTCGTCCACGGATGTGGTCTACCAGTTCTGCCGCCAGAGCCCGCACGCGGGTGTGCTCATGCCCAGCCACGGGCGCTACGTCGGGGCGTCGAGCATCCCCTTCAGCGACTACAAACGCAAGCGGGGCGACCGGGTCGGGCTCAACTGGCGCATCCCGGTCGTCACCGGCAAGCGCGCCGTGCGGCACATCGTCTTCGACACGAACTACTGGAAGTCGTTTGCGCACGCGCGGCTTGCGGTGCCCATGGGCGATCCCGGATGCTTGTCGCTGTTCGGAAGCAAGCCCGAGCCGCACCGGCTGCTGTCGGAGCACCTGACCAGCGAGTATCGCGTGAAGACCGAGGGCCGCGGACGCACGGTGGATGAGTGGAAACTCCGCGTGGACGGGCTCGACAACCACTGGCTCGACTGCCTGGTCGGCGCGGCGGTCGCGGCTTCCATGCAGGGCGCCGTGCTCTTCGGCACGGACCACAAGGTGTCCCTCCGACCTCGAATCCGACTGTCGAGCTTCCGTTCCAGCCGGCAACTCCCGGAAGCGACCCGATAACGCCCCGAATTCCGCGATTTTCGCAATCCGCGAACACTTCGGCTAGTCGTTGGCCGATGGTTGGGGTATACTTTTCGCAGTTCCAGAAGGAGCAGCTGATTTGATCGGAGAGCGACTGAAACTCGCACGGCGGCAGCGGGGATGGACGCTGGACGCCCTCGCGGCCAGCACCGCGATTCCGGTCTCCTCGCTGAGCGAGTTCGAGAACGGGAAGCGAGAGCCCCGCCTGACGCACCTGGAGAAGCTGGCCCAGGCGCACGGCCGTCCGGTGGCGTGGTTCTTCGCAACGTCGGAGGACGTGCCGTCGGTCGTTCTTTGGCGTAAGCGTCCCGAGTCGGCCGAGACGGCGGCCTTGATCGAAGGGCAGTTCCTCAAGCTGTGCAATTGGTACCACAATCTGGAGAAGTGGTGTGATGAGGTGCGCCCTTGCCTCCTGCCGGAAGCGAAGGGAGACCGGGAGCGCTTCGGCTGGTCTGACGCTGAGTCGCTCGCGTCCACCGTCCGCAACCACCTGAATCTGGGCCAGCGTCCCGCGTTCTCCCTGCTGAATGTGCTCGAGAACACGTGCGGCATTCGGGTCTTCCACCTGCAGTTCGACCCCAGTGGCACGGCCGCTTGCACGCGGAGCGAGGACTCTGGAATGGCGGTGCTACTGAATGGCAATAACAAGCGTTGGCGGAGAAACTTCGACCTGGCGCACGAGCTCTTCCATCTGCTCACATGGCGGATCTTTCGGACCGGCAACGGCGCTCACGAGGCCGCCGACCAAGAGGAGCGACTCGCGGACAAGTTCGCTTCCTGCCTCCTGATCCCGGAGGAACCGCTGCGGATCGCCATCGCGGCTGCGACCAAGTCGGCGGGCGGGCTCAAGCACGCCGAGCTGTTCGATATCGCTCGTCAGTTCGACGTGTCGATCGAGGCCCTCCTTTGGCGGATTCACGTGGTGTTCAGGCGCAAGCAAGAAGAGACTGAGGCAGATATCGGCGTCTGCAGGGCAATGCGAGACGTCTTTGACGTCCGTGAGGACACGCAGGCACCGGCAGTGCCGGAGCGATACCGGGCCCTGGCCTTGCGGGCCCTGCGCGAGGGCGAACTCTCGGTGGGTCGGGCTGCAGAGTATCTGGGCGTGAGCCGCCAGGAGGCGATGGCTCTCGACGACATCAAGGATGTCAAGGATGACGCGATCTCGCTTAGTCCTGCTTGACACCAATGTCGTTCTGCGGCTCTTCGAGCTGGGGATCTGGCAGGCCGTCACGCAGAAGTACCAGATTGTGCTTGCACAGACCGTCATCGACGAGTCGCAGTTCTTCGTGCGCGACGAGCAGCGGCACGATATCGACTGGGCCCAGGTGCTCGCGTCGGGTGCCGTTGAGGTTCGCGGCGCTTCGCCCGGAGACATCCAGAAATTCTGCGTCCGATTCGATCCAAACTACCTGGAGAAGTTGGATCCAGGCGAGGCGGAGTCGCTAACGCTCATGCAAACCGAGGCGCAGGCGTCGATCTGTTCCGCAGACAAGATCGTCTGGCGCGTCCTGGGTAACACGGGGCAGGCCGAGCGCGGCGTCTCGCTCGAAGAGCTTCTCCAGAGGATGGGCCTGACCAAGGCGCTGCCCGATCGTTTCTCGAAGCGGTTCAGGGAGCAGTGGACCAAGGGCGGGGGCACCGAGCGGATCATGGGTCTCGGCGACCGCGGGTAGCAGTCCGCCTCTGCGGTTGCTGTGGCGTAACACGAGAGCGGTTCGCTGCCCAGTTGCGCCCGGTTCTCGATCGGCATTCGACCGCCTTGCAATCCGCGCTCCCTTCGGTGCGGAAATGTGGGTCTTTGCGCGACAAGTTCAGCGAACAAGCAGAGGGGTACTGGCGTGCCCCCCGACCCCAACCTCGACCAGGCCATCCGCGACAACGCGTCGCAGCCCGCAAAGGCGGCGATGGATGGCCAATCCGTCGAGCAGCACCCGCTGAAGGACCAGATCGAGGCCGACCGCTACCTCGCTTCCAAGGAGGCCGCGAAGAAGCCCGGCCTGCGGGGGAGCGGCATCAAGTTCGCCAAGATCGTCCCACCCGGCTCCGTTTGACGACCACGCCCTCATGCTGAAAGCCATCGCGAACATCATGAGCCGAGCCGGTCGCGCAACGCGGGCTGTCTCTCCCTCCCCGACGGCGTCGCGTGGCCCGCACGGACGCGGATCACGCGGCAGTCGTCGCCTTGTCGTCGCCAAGTTCGATTCGGCGCAGACCACGCCCGACAACCGCAAGCACTGGGCGAACGCGGATGGTCTCTCGCCCAACGCCGCGGTGAACCCGGAAGTGCGGCGCATCCTCCGCAACCGCGCCCGCTACGAGGTGGCCAACAACTCCTACGCCAAGGGGATCGCCCTCACGCTCGCCAACGACACCATCGGCACCGGTCCACGGCTGCAGATGCTGACGGACGATGCCGATGCCAACGCCCGCATCGAGGAGGCGTTCGATCAGTGGTCTCGGGCGGTGGACCTTGCGGGCAAGCTCCGCACGATTCGGCTGGCCCGGGCCGAGAGCGGCGAGGCGTTCGCCCTCCTGGTCAACAACCCGGCGATCACATCCTGGGGGTCGCCCGTATCGCTGGACCTCAAGCTCATCGAGGCCGACCAGGTCTGCACGCCGCTCCTGCGTCGCGGTCGCACGGATGAGGTCGATGGAATCGTCCTCGATCAATGGGGCAACCCGTCGGCGTACCGCGTGCTCAAGCGGCATCCGGGCGACAGCGGCCTTCTCCACGCTCCCATCGACGACCTCACCGCGTACGACACGTTCGCGGCGTCCGCCGTCGTGCACTACTTCCGCGCCGATCGCCCCGGCCAACTCCGCGGCATCCCGGACATCACGCCGGCGCTCCCGCTGTTCGCGCAGCTCCGCCGGTACACGCTGGCGACCATCGCCGCCGCCGAGACCGCCGCCAACTTCGCCGCGGTCATTTATACCGACGCCCCGCCCAACGGCGAGGCCGATCCGCTCGAGCCAATGGATGAGGTTGAGCTCGAGCAGCGCCTCGCCACGGTTCTCCCCGGCGGCTGGAAACTCGGACAAGTCCATGCCGAACAGCCGACCACGACCTTCGGCGAGTTCAAGCGCGAGATCCTCAACGAGATCGCCCGCTGCCTGAACATGCCGTTCAACGTCGCCGCGGGCAACTCCTCCGGGTACAACTACGCCAGCGGTCGCCTGGACCACCAGGTGTACTTCAAGAGCCTGCGGGTCGATCAGCACCACCTGCAGCTCGCCGTGCTCGACCGCATCCTCACCGCCTGGCTCAACGAAGCCGTGCTGGTCGAAGGGTTGCTCCCGCAGTCGATGCGGCAGCGCGGCGCTCTCCTGCCCACGCACGCGTGGTTCTGGGATGGCGTCGAGCACGTCGACCCCGCCAAGGAAGCGACCGCCCAAGCCACGCGCCTGGCCAACCACACCACCACCCTCGCCACCGAATACGCCCGCCAAGGACGCGACTGGGAGCAAGAACTCCGCCAGCGCGCCAAGGAACGGGCGCTCATGGATGAACTCGGCCTGTCCCCGACTCCCCCGGCCCCGACGGCCCCCCCGGGCACTCCGCCCGCACCTGAAGAGGACGACACCGATGGCAACGAAGACCGCTCCGAAGAACCGACTCGCGACACCTCCCGCGCTTCCCAACCGTCTGCGGATTGAGGCCGCCGCCACCCATCCCGCACCCGCGGGCACATCCCCGCTGACGCTGACCGGCACGGCGGAGATCACCGCCATCGCTGCCGGCGCTGGAGGCACGGAGGGTGAGAAGGCGCTCCCTCGCTTCAAGATGCTGGCGTACACCGGCGGGGCGATGCGCGTCGCCGGGTGGCGTCACCCGGTCGTGCTCGACCTCGCGGGGCTCTCGGTCCCATCGCAGAACCGGCCGATCCGCTTCGCCCATGATCCCGCCGCGGGTGTGGGTCATACGGATGCGATCCGGGTCGAGGGCGGGCAGCTCGTCGCCACCGGCGTGATCTCGCGCGACACCGCGACCGCCCGCGAGGTGGTCGCCTCCTCACGGAACGGCTTCCCTTGGCAGGCCTCGGTGGGCGCAAGCGTCGAGGAGTTCGAGTTCATCCGCGAGTCGCAGAAAGCCATCGTCAACGGGCTGGAGTTCAGCGGCCCCATTAACGTGGTCCGCAAGGCGACACTCGGCGAGATCAGCTTCGTCGACCTCGGGGCCGACGGGCGAACCAGCGCCTCCATCGCCGCCCAGCAGGGCGGGGGTGGGGGTGGGGGTGGAGGTGGCGTCGGCGGTGGTCCGGCTGGCGATGTCGATCCTGGTCCGAGCGCTGCAGCGCTCCGGGCGGAGGCGCTCGCCGAGACTAGCCGGATCGCGTCCGTTCGCAAGATCTGCGCAGGCAAACACATGGACATCGAGGCCCAGGCGATCCGCGAGGGCTGGGATGCGACGCGCACGGAGCTCGAAGTGCTCCGCGCCAGCCGCCCCAAGGCGCCGGCGATCCACGCACCCGACACAAGCATCACCAGCGAGGTCCTGGAGGCCGCGTGCTTCCAGAGCGCCAAGCTCGAAGGACTGGAACATGTCTGCTCCGCGCAGGCACTGGAGGTCGCCGCAAAGCGGTTCCGGAGCGGGCTGGGCCTGCAGGAACTGCTGATCGAGGCCGCGATCGCCAACGGCTACACGGGCCGGACGTTCCGGGACAGCCGCCGCGTGCTGGAGGCCGCCTTTGGGCGGGGCGCGGGGGGCATCGAGGCAGGGATGACGATCATCAACGTCGGCGGCATCCTCTCTAACGTCGCCAACAAGTTCCTGCTCGAGGGCTTCTTCAGTGTTGAGCGCGTGTGGCGGAGTATCTGCGCTGTCCGCAACGTCAGCGACTTCAAGACCGTCACGAGCTACCGGCTGGTCGGCAAGGACCAGTACGAGCAGGTCGCCCCGGGCGGCGAGCTCAAGCACGGGACGCTCGGCGAGGAGACCTACAGCAACAAGGCCGACACGTACGGCCTGATGCTGTCGATCGACCGCCGCGACATCATCAACGACGACCTGGGCGCCATCACGACCGTGCCCCGCAAGCTCGGCCGCGGCTCGGGCCTCAAGATCAACGATGTGTTCTGGACGGCGTTCATGAATAACGCCGCCTTTTTCAGTGCCGGCAACAAGAACTACATCTCGGGCGCGGACACGGCCCTCGGCATCGACGGCCTCACCAAGGGTGAGGTCACGTTCATGGACCTGGTGGACTCCGACGGCAAGCCCACGGGCGTGATGCCGTCGATTCTGCTCGTTCCCACCGCGCTCTCAGCGATCGGCACGCAGCTCTACAAGAGCGTGGAGCTCCGGGACACCACGGCGAACACGAAGTTCCCGGTCGCCAACCCGCACCAGGGCAAGTTCCGCATCGAGGTCAGCCGGTACCTCTCCAACGCCCTCTACACCGGCTTCTCGGCCAAGGCGTGGTACCTCCTGGCCGATCCCAGCGACCTGCCCGTGATCGAGGTTGCCTTCCTGGATGGCCAGGAGGCTCCGACGATCGAGACCGCCGATGCCGACTTCAACGTCCTGGGTGTGCAGATGCGCGGCTACCACGACTTCGGCGTCAACTTGCAGGACCCCCGAGGCGGCGTCAAGGCCAAGGGCGAGGCATAAACCAGCGGGCCGCCCATGGCACAGGAAGGCCCCCCAACTCCCTACGGAGCACGCAGTATGGCAACGGCAACGTTCATCCACGGTTCACCGGTCATGCTCGACCACAAGCCTGTCTCCGAGATCGCGGCGGGAGACCTCGTGGTCGTCGGCGATGAGATCCGCATCGCGCACCAGGCGATCACGGCCAACGCGCTGGGAGCGCTGGCCGCCCCCAGCGGCAACGCGGTCTACCGCGTTCCCAAGGCGACGGGGGCCAGCACCGCCATCGCCGCGGGCAAGCGCGTCTGGTGGAACGCCGGGTCCTCGGTCGTCACCGAGACCCAGAGCACGCACAAGCCCCTGGGCATCACCGTCGCCGCCGCCGGCGACAGCGATGCCAGCGTCCTGGTCCGGCACTGCTACTTCAGCGTGGAGTCCTGATGCCTGATCTGCTCAAGCAAGGCAGCGACTGGCTGGAGTCCCAGCGGCACGCGCACCTCGCGCACGAGGTCGTGTACACGCGCGGGGCCCAGGCCGTCACGCTCCTCGCCACCGTGGGCCGGACGCAGTTCGACCTGGCCGACGACACGGGGGTGCTCCAACGGATCGAGTCGCGCGACTTCCTGGTCCGCGCTTCGGATTTGACTTTGGGTGAGCCCTTAGCGGGCGACCGGATCACCGATGGGGCGGTGTACGAGGTCATGGCTCCCGGAAGCGGCGAGGCTCCTTGGCGCTACAGCGACCCCTACCGCCGGACCCTGCGCATCCACACCAAGCTGGTTGAGCCCGGGGAGGTGGCGGAATGACGACGGCCCCGATCATCGAGCTGGCCGACGCCCTCGTCCAAGCCCTCAACGATGATGCGTTCAGCCTGCCCTTCACCGCGCAGCGCCGCTACCTGCCGCAGGTGGACCTCGAGCAGGCCGATGCGCTGCACATCTTCATCG